CTCGTTATTATTTAGTGTTTCATTATACACAGTTTCAAGAACATCTTCATGTACCCAACGCTGTATCGTTCTTCCAGATGAAGAAGTAGTGCAGTCTTTTTTATATTTGCATGAATTGCAGTCTATACACTTATATTTGCGATACTTCATACCATTCTTCGAAGTATTTTCAAAAAATCGTAATCTATCTCCTGCTTGGCATGTATATTCATCAGTTTCACCATTATATAAACTTTTCTTTGCGAAATTCATTATCCTTTGTAGCATTATTCGCTTTAGCTTTTTTATAAAGACATTCATTCCGGCATCAACACAGTTTTTTATCTCCGTTCCGTTATAATAACCTGTATCTGCCAGAATTGTAGAAGACTCTTTTTCTAAAAGTTCGGATGCTTTTTGTGCCATAGTGTAAAGCTGGTTTTGGTCATTTATATCATTAGTCGTCGAAATATCTACAACAAAATGATTCTTTGCATCTACAACAGACTGTACATTGTAGCAGATATCCAATGAGCCGTTATTTTTTACCCTTCTTGAATCAGGATCTGTCAAACTCTTTTGTTCCAGTCCTTCATCTTTTAATTCCTGTTTTTGTGTAAGATACTGTTCTTTTAGCTCTTGATATGTTTTTAGTTTATCTGTAAGGTCATCTGCCAGCGCTTCATCTTTAGCGATTGCCATAAGATATGCATTTATCTGAGCTTCCGCATATTCGATTTTTTTATCTAAACCGCTTTGCGTAATACAATTATGCTTGCTGTTTTGAGCACGGATCTTAGTTCCATCAATAACAATCAGTTCTCCATCAATGAGCCCCCAACCTTTGAGAATAAGGGTAAGATTTCGTAATGTATTGTGAAACACAGCCTTATTCTTCTGAACAAAACCTGCAATAGTACCATGATCAGGTGTTATGCAGTTTACCAGCCACATTAATTCCAGGTTGCGTTTTGCTTCTGTTTCCAATGCTCTGCTAGAACGAATCCTATTTAAATAGCCATAGATATGAAGTTTTAATAAATCAGATCGGCGATAAGGTGATTGTCCTCGATTCCTACCACTATACTCTATAAAACCTAGATTTTCTAAATTTAAGGATTCTACATAAGAATCTATTACTCGGACAGAATTATCCTTACTTATTAAGTCATCTAATGAAGTGGTTACCATTCTTGTTTGATATCTATCTGCGCCAACAATATATGCCATAACGAATCCCCCTACGATACTGTATTTGGTAGTTTTATTATAACATTTTTCTTATAATTCGAAAATATTAAAGATGCTTTTCCTTTCTTAAATATTGTGGTCTTTTGTTGGTCTTTTTCGTAACTTTCGTAAAATAAAAAAGCGCTGAAAGACTTGATTTACCAAGCTTTTCAGCACTTGTTAGAGCAGGGGATGAGAGAATCGAACTATAATGAATGCATTCTTATCAAACCTAGGTTTTACTGTAACCACTGATTTTACTGTGTTTTGAGCATTTTTTATTTGCTTATAAAGTGGCAAATTTGCCATAGAAGTATATAAAATGCAACACGATGCAACACGAAATGCAACACGAAATTGAACATGTTTCTTTCTACTTTAAAAACAGCCGGCAGATAAACTCTACCGGCTATGGTTTTATAATGATTCAAGACCAACTTTCCATGTGTTCTTTCCAACGATTCCATCTGCTGTCAATCCGTGGCTCCTCTGCCATGTCTTGGTCGATGATTCCGTACCTCTGCCGAAATTGCCGTCTGCTGTCGCACCAATGATGATCTGCCATACCTTAACCACATTTCCTTTACTGCCTTTTCTGATCGTAGTCATATTATAATCCTCACTTTCTGATTTTGATGTATTTGTTGCTGACACTGCTTTATTAAATAAAGCCTGCTCTGCCGACCTACGTCTTTTAAGTCCTGCAAGCACTTTACCATTTGCTTTACAGTACTGTGGCATTGCTACAGCAATCTGTGATGCGTTTCTACCTGCACAAAGCTTTTTAAGGTTGCCAGCTCCACAATTAAATGCAAACGACACCAGAGCATCAAACTGATTCTGGTTGAGATTTGCAGTGATTGGCACATATGCGGGACTATTAACGTATCCCTCAAACCTTGTAATATCCTGCTTTAAATATGCGTCTGCCTGTGCCTGCGTGATCGTCATACCTTTTTTTACTCCGGCGGTATGTCCATAACCGATGGTCCATACTCCGGCAGCACACTGATAAGCAGATAACCGACATCCCTCATACTGCTTGATCAGATTAAAACCTGCCTGTCCAATTTTTCTATTTGCCATAAAAATTACTCCTCCTCTACTTCTGGAATTCCTGCCAAAGATGTAAGCCATGATACGATACCGGCTACAATTGCGGATGATACTACCATCTTCCAATCCACTGCTGAAATCACTGCTCCAGTACCGATTACTGCTACCGCTGTCTGCGCCATCGTCTTAATTGATCTGATTCCTGCGGCTTTCGCCCATTTTTGTGTGCTTACTGATGGTTTAAATACCGAATTTTTTAACATATTATTTTTCTCCTTCCAAATCTGCGATTCTGTGATTAATTACCTTGATTTGCTCTTCCATGACCGGGACGCGCTGCGCAAAATTATTATGTAAGCGCACCTCGCGCGTTAACTCGTCAATTTTGCAGTCTGTGACCGCCTGCGCGGTCTGAAGCTTCTGCTCTGTTTTTTTCTGCCCAGAACTGACTGTAAGCACTGTTCCAATTAAAGTCAGTCCTCCTGCCACTAAAGCAGATATAATCGATTCCAAATGACCAACCTCCCTCTTTCTTTATAAAACCATTATAAATCTGCCAAGCCTTGTATTTGTGCCATTTTGCAACGCAAAAAACGCCGGACAATTAATCTGATAGACTAATCATTCGGCGCACGGCACTGCTTTATTTTGTTGCTATTATTATACACCACAATTCATATAAATCAAATATTTTAAATCGCAATTCTGTGATTTTAAGAAAATGTACTGATTATCTGAATTTGCATTTGCAAATTGTTACCTTATAATTTTTTTGAGAGAGTCATCTACGAAATTGATTTAAAAAATACCTTCCCAGATGACTTTTCTCCTCTCATCGTGTTATACGAGCCGGAATTATCCGGCTCTTTTTATTTTACCATGTTGCATCACTGAAACCAGAGTTTAACTAAGTTAAACGAAGGCATGATAAAATTTAAAAACATATCAAAAACTTCAGACACATATGGTGCAATAACAATTAATAAATCAGAAATAAGCCCTAATGACGTCAGGATAATAAATATGTACATCATAAACAAAGGGAATGAATCCTGTTACATTGGTCGTTATGCTATGAATGGTGACATCATAACATTGTACGTAGAAGAATGGAATGGTGATCGAAAACAAAACGCCAAGACGCTAGTTGCAATCATGTACATTGAAACTGGTGTGGGTTGATAATTTTTTGAAATATAATAAAATCTCTGGATCATTGCCGAAATAATGATTATTTATCAGTAAATTTAATACTTATACATCTGAAATGTGGCATTCCATAACTCAATATTATATTTGTGTCCTTTATACATCTTATACTGGTTCGTGCATTGGATTTTAGTCGCTACTCCATTGTTGGACATAGCCGCTATTTGTGTTTCATACCGCTTATCTGTAATAAAACAATGTGTGAAAAAATCATCGCCGCTTATATTAATGACATAAATACCTGTTTCTTCACATTCATACTCGAACACTTTCTGCATTGCAGATGTGTAATTATATAGATATTTGATTTGATCAGGTTCTTCAAAGATTCCTTCATTTAACTTATTTAAACTCTGGGAGACATCCTCTATCGCTTCTTTATTATTGACTATCGCTCCGGTCAAGGTACCATCACCGATTTTTGATATATCCGCACTTCCAAGCTTCGCAATAACACCGGACGTTTTATCAACAACCCAATTCAAAGCATTGACAAGATTAGTTTTCACTTCTGTTTTTAAAGCTTCCAACGTTCCGATCTGCTTTTGTAAATTTCCGGCTGCATCCTCAGATAACTGACCTTTTATATCATCGAACCATGCAATAAAATCTGCCTGCTCCGATGCTTTAAATCCGGCAAGATCAGCTTGCACTTGCTGATATAATGTTGTTGTATCAAATTCGCTGATTGCCGATATAATGCCACATCTTGCAGTTTCATAACGTGTGTCCGTAATTCTCTGATTGGAAATAGCGGAAGAATTTTTATTTATAAATAAATCTGCTAATCCTAATTCCCAAATAGATTCTGTTCTTGTAAGCTCTGGTCTTAAAGGACTTGCTGCAGGTATGCCCTCTACAATATATAAATCACAGATTCTCTCCGAATCATTATCGTTCCATCTTAAGACTACAGTATCAATTCGATCATAATTAGAATCTGCTGCCTGAATTGCAAGCGTCCGCTGATTTTCTTCCAGTTTCAACCCTCCTGCACAAATTGCAAAACCAGGATTAACAACAACATTCATTCCACTACCTGATTCGACCTGCAGATTGGTAGATGGGTTTGGTAAAACGCCATCCGTTAATAATTTGGCTATCAGTTTTCTGAGTGGTGCTGACGTAATCGCACGATCATACACCGGTGTTCCATCACTCTCAAATGTGACATGTGAATCAAAAGGAAATCCTATCATAATTTTTGTCCTCCTCTATCTTTTTAAAATTATTGGTGTACCAAATTCCATTGTCATGCTCCACTGTCCAGATTTCATAACCTCATAACAGCCAATTAATCTAGCTTGAGCCGACAAATCCATTTCCGGAATTTCTATGCTGCACAAATCTCCTAAATCAAAATCTGTTCTGTATTCGTAACTACTCTCCATTGCGTCAAATTCAACATTAATAATTTTAGGATATCCGGTTAATGCATTTAGTGCCTCATTATCCATAGCAACAGCCAAGTCGCTGCTTGTATACTCATTTCTATTTAACTTGGAACTATTTGACAAAAACCAATACTCATCATCACCAGACGCAGCATTGAAAGTAGCTCTCGAAACATAAGTAGTAACATCATTATCTGTTTGTTCATTTGTATTTAGGCAGGCATTTTTGTATTCTGTATCATCAATCAAAATATTTGGGTTCTTTATATTTCCGTATTTTGTTGAAAAAATAATCGGATTATTTCCATCTGCATTATTTTCCGTCCGGTCAAAGCCACTCCATACTTCAAATTTTTTATTACTTTCCACGAAATCGTAAAGTACTCTATAAGACATACCTGATGGTTTTAAGATGTCATAGATCTTCCATCCGAGTAATTCTCCGTTGCGATAATGCACAGAATCTTTTCCTCTTCCAAGCGATATACCTGAAATAATATTTAGATTAGAACTTGCACTTGCGGTAGTTAACTTTTTAAAGGCATTGAAAAAGGCATATGCCACATCCTCTGCTTTTCCACTCTGAAATGGCCAAGAAGGAGCATTTGTCACATTTGATGCACCGTTCTGAAATACAACATGTCTGTCTAATGTTTTTTCCATGAAATACCCGCTCAATTGAATATATTTATACTGTTGTTGACGGACGTAATTTATTTGTGTTATCTTTCCAAGTTCCGGTCTGTCTTTTGTATAGATATACTTCATTGACGAATTATACTGTTCTATCGGGATCTGTATGGAGAACGTTCCAGCTTCGTGAAATTTCCTGCTCCATTGTAAATTTGTTGACCGTATTAATGACACTATCTGATAATTTTTATCTAGTGCGATCGTATTAAAGCCTTTCATGATCCCTCCTAAATTGCCCCATAAAGTTTATTATAATAAATTGAAACATTCATAAGATTGCTTCCGGTGTCTGCGTCAAAAGAAATTTCAGAACTTCCAACCGGAAGCTCCATATCATCAAATGCTGATGTTCTATCACAGTGTCCTATAAAATTAACACCGTTCTTTTTTACCGTTGGTGGATTCTGTGTGAAATCAATAATAATAACATCATTTGCTTTCATATTATCCAGAACTCTGACATAGTTATCATTAATAATGATTTTAGGATTCACAACATCCCCATTTGCTGATATCACTGCTTTGCAGTATGTCTCTACATCTCCATCATTGTCGAGCAGCACTTTTTTAGCAAAATTGAATTTACCACCAGTGATTCCCTTTGGCGTGCCACTTGTTATACTGCACAAATATGGAAATCCACACATTCCGACCACAGAAGCAATATTTTTGCCAAAATTATCATAACTTTTAAAAAACGGATTTGGACTTAACAATGTAATGCTCATTTCCATCACCCGGTTTACATTTTGAGCCGGAATACTAAATTTATAAATTTTACCTTCCACCCATCTGGTGATGCCCATGTACGTTATATACATTTTGTAATCGAATTTCGGGTTAAAAAATGATATTGCGCTTTTTCTTAAAATATCATTCAGATACGGATTTCGTGAAATAGCAGTCACAGTCCTGTCTTTTGGTGCGATTCTGTCAGAGACAATGATCCCGCCATCTCCCACGGCATTATCTAC